ACTTCGTCCGACATACCCGGTTGAATCTGCATATAGGGACGATACAATCCTCCGCCTGGAGAAAAGCTCGACCCCACAAAAGGAGAGCCAGGAATTCTATTTTTCAGTTGATCGGTGATAATTTGATTTGGGTCACGATCCCCGCCGCGCATAATATCGCTGCCTGATCCGCCCGTAAATGTGCTAAAGTCGGGATGACTGCCTTGACGCGTCGGCGGCTCTGCCCCGAAAGCCCCCCCTCCTAGTTGTTTCGACGCCATCGTTGCACCGCCCGCAGCACCCACGCTTAACAACCAATCAGTGGCGGTTTTTGCGGGCCCCGCTATCGTTCTGATTTGAGGTGCTATTGTTGAAATTTGGGGGGATATTCGAGAGTAAGCGGCTGCCCCGGACGCACCTGCGCGAAGCATATATTCCATCATCATTCTTGATGATGCTCCAGCCGCGCCCGCCGCTGCCCCAAAAGGCGCGGCCAACGCCAAGCTTGGCCACATCGGAGAATTAATTGCGTCTTTGTCTACTAACCGGCGATCTTCGGGACTAAGTTGATCTAATCCTTCTCCGCCGAAAAGAGTATTACTTCCCGAGGAACCCCCTAAGTCACTGCGATGACTTCGGCCGGATGAGGGAGCCCCCCTGGGAGGGGAGGCTGGAGGTCTAAGAGGAGCAGATGGGGGAGGCGGCAGAGCCAAGTGTCGCCGCAACTCTTCTATTTTTCTTGCCGCCTCATATGTCGATTGCTGATGCTCGTTCCGTTTTTTAGCAATATCTGCTCGCCATTTTTGCATGTCCCAAGTCGGAACGCCTGCGTCTGATTTGTTATTATAACGGTCGGTTTGTTGTTTTTTATACTCGGGGCTATTTACCCAGTCATTGTGGCTTTTTACAGCAGCGGGGCCTGTGAGGTTTTTCCACATCTCCTTGGCCATATTACTAATGGCGGTATTAACTTGCTCCCGTAGGGCGTCAACATCTTTAAACATCGCCGCATGTTTTCCGGCTATATCATCCTTTGCCCACCCCCAAACATTACTCGCGATTGTTGGTCCATAGTCGGTAATGAATTTTTTTGCAAAGCCTGTCTCGATCAGCCATGCCCCAACCGCCGCTGCTCCAACAACTTTTCCGATGATGCCCGAGGGGTAGGCGTCTTTGTCTTTTTCTTTTTTCTGGTAACCTGAAACAGGAACGGCACTTGTTTGTTGAGGCTGCGAAGCCATAGCCGAACCAAGATCATCAATGGCCATAGCCATTTTTCTATAGTTGCTTTTATGAGTATCACGTAGAACATCAAGGTCACGGCTTAGACCCGTAAATCGATTAGTCAGCTTATCGGCAACGGCTTGCGCAAACATCACATTTTGATTGGCCAACGTTTTTTGCTGGTTCATCACCAACGTTTCGAGAGTCTTGATCTCTAACGCCTTGGTCGTAAACTCTTTGCCGATGTCAGTAAAGCGTTGTTCCGTTTTTCGGAAGTTGTCCCGAATGTTTACGGCAAGGTCGCGTAACGCCGGATCGCCCGACGTTATTTTTTGATTATCGAAGCCTGAATAGGATAGGTTCAGACTTGATGTCACCACCGTCGCGGTATTACTGATTAGAGATTTGTTGGTATAGCTCGCAATCGACGCTAGGTTGGTTTTATACTGCGCGATGTCGGTATAAAAATCAGCGATAAGGGGAGCCGGACCAGGGGGAGGCGCAACCACTTTGGTAGCAAGTTTCGGAGGCGCGTTACCCGCGAAAAAGCTCTTGGCGGTTGAGAAAAACCCTTGCTTGGTTTCTTTTTCTTTTTCGTAGTTATCCGGCATTGCGGGCGGCTTCTTCCTGTTTTCTTAGGTGATTTTGCAATAGTTCGAGATAGATGTCTCGCTCGAACGGATAGATATTTTCTAGGTCATAGATTCCCCAATGGTAATGTTGAACGAGGGCAAAAACAGTTTGATAATAATTCTCTAAACTGTTTCCGCTCATCATAAGGTAAAAAAATCAGATAACGTATTCATCTCAATCGTGCGGTCATGATCTAATGAGTTTTTATATTTGATGCTATAAAAGAGCCGAGGTAGATTGCTCACAAAATCTCGAATTTTATTATAGCTGGTCAGGTCGAGATTATCGACAAAGGTCTTTACATCATCTTTTTTGTTGTCGGAGAACTTGTAGACCGTTTCCCCATCAAAATATGAATCAATGCAGTTCAGGATTAATTCATCAATCAAGGTCGCCTCGGGCGCATCTGATTTATTAAATGCGTCAGAGTTATAGAGATCGGCTAACGGATATTTCATCACGAAGCCCTTGGCGGTTCCGGTCGCAACCTTCAACGAGGTGTCCTCGGGGAACTTCACTTCAAGCTTGTCCAAGTCTATATCAAACGGATAATCTTTATTATCTTCGGCGTCCTTATAGATCACCTTGACAACGTTCGAGACCGATGTGGCACGAAGCTTCAAAAAGATATATTCCAGATCAAAGAGCGTCAGCTTATTCACATCGATGTCGGTCTGGGCTAAACAGTTGTTGACAACCTGTTTAATCGCCTTGTAGATGTCGGCATTCGTGCCTGAAACCTTCGCCATAAGAAGGAGCTTTTCCTCCTTGACCAGCATCGGCCGTATTTTAATTTTCTTCTTCGTCGATGGCACATTCACGTCAAAAAGTGGATGATCGATAGTCGGTAGTTTAGTCATATTCTCTCCTATTGGTTATTAACTTTCAATCCAGTCAGTAAAGACAAAAGTCACATTAAGTCTCATATAACTATTGTGTTCGCCCCAATCGAGCGGCACCTCTTTTAGAAATACGGGAAACGCATCAATCATCGACACGCTAATCGCTTGGGTTCCGGTGGTTTCAAACACCTGCACCCCCATATCTGCAAGATAATCAGATTTATAAGATAGTTCATATTTTCCGCCCGCAAGAGCGTTGGTTCGATTGACGATAAGGTTGTGCCAGTTTTTGAAAAATCTCCAGATCACACCATTGCCGTCAACACGAAACACGACGGTCCAAGGCTGATAGACAGGAATGTTCGGGCGTTTTTCCGATGCCCCATATCCAAAGCGGAACATATCACCTGACCCAATCGTAGATTGTGGAAGAGTGGTGGCTTCCCCCCATAGTTCAATATCATGAAGCATGGCGGCATCGACGCCCAGAAGTCCGGTCGGAGCAAAGACTCGCACCCGAAACAGATCGGGTTTAAGAAGACCGTTATGCAGGACCGTGGATTTAAAGACGTTGAGATCGAATGCCATTTATTTTTTCCGTATACCTAACTTTGAGAGGGAGTCGGACTGAGCCTGGGCGGCAGTTTTCTTCATAAAGCGTTCGACTGGCAACGCGATCATCTTATCCCATTCAGCCGGATCAACGATAGAAAAGCGCGAAGTCACGCCTCCGCCTCGGTAATCGTTACCCACATAGAGATAACGTTTGATGCACGGCTTATAAAACTTCAAGCGGGATTCACTGACAAGCGTCTGGTAACTCATTTGAAGTTTTTTATTTTCGTCGTATTCCTTTGTCTGATAAATCTGATGCAACCCATTGAGTAGCTGCGCGCGGTATCCAATCGGCAAATAATGGAGATTGAGCCCCAGAAAACCATCAGGATAGGGCTTGATGATAATAACAAGGGGGAACATATCATAGAAGGGTAACGTCTCCCGAAACTTTGGCTGATAGAAAAACATTATCATACGCCCCACGTATTTAGTGCCCTTCAGACTATTTGTTGGCACCAACCGCTGGCGATCCCGCGACATGAGGACGTTGGCATTAACGGTGGCTAACAACCGAGCGTTATTCTTGAACCATTCAATCGCGTTTTTCACCGAAAGTTGAGTGTTCCGCATCTGGTTTTCAAATTTCTGGAGGAGAGTCGGATCGGGGGCAGCCATTACGGTATCTTCAACTCCTTTTCAGTGAGGATTTTAAATTTCCAGCCGCGCTTCGAGGCATAACGCTGGGCGGCTTCGAATTTTCGTTCATTGACGCCATAGCGATACACCTCGTTCTGATAGGTGCGGGCTCTCTTGAGGCCCCGTTTGGGGGGCACAGTCTGGCAGGCAGGTTTAATTTCGATAATAAATGTTTCGATGATCCCGGCTGAATTCTTCTTCTTAACAAGAAAATCGGGGAAGTATCTATGGCTGCGTCGGTCTACAGGTGAGATATAAAGAATAAAAAACTCCTCGGATTGCCAGCCAACAACGCTGGGATCATGATCTAATTCGGTCATGTATTTAAACTCCCACCAGGAGCGATAAACGATGCGAGTCGGGTTCCCCATATACTTGGCGGGATTCACACACTTGAATAAGTTCTTTCGTTCGTTCAAAAATGTTTTTCTCCGATACTAAATACCTTTGTCTATTTAGCACAGAGGAAATAAATGCCCTTTACTCCTGTCTCCGCTACCGAAGCTGCCGCTAGGGCGGCTCAAACTCTAGCAACCAATACCACGACCTATACACAGACTTATTCGAACGAAACCCCCAAGTATGGCTTTGCAATTTCTCTGATTACGCGCGCTCAGTATAATACGGCGATAGGTCTGGCGGCTGGAGCGAGTGCCTTTGCAGGAACGCCTATCGCTGGTATCGGCGGCCTTACTGGGGGA